CACCTGGTTTCATATTCGCCACGGTCTTATCAGTTGTAATTATGCTGGCTATCGTGGTTCTATTCGCTCTTATTATAGCGAGTGGAGTTGTCTATATCGGAGGTGTTTTATGAGCGATATAGAAGAAGCAGCTAAGTGGTACTGCAACCACGAAATGACAGCGGTGGGAGGTGAAGATGAGAATTAACACACAGAATATGCGAGATAAAATCGAGGCTTTAGTTAAGTCCGACCCAGAACTCGCAAACGATGATAAAAGACTTATCGCCACTATCTGGTGGCAAGAAGGCTGGAGAGATCCAGAACTTCTATCGAATCTTAAGAAGGTATCAAGCCCTGAAACTATCAGGCGGACAAGAGCCAAGCTTGTAGAAGAAGGTGTCATCACCCCTTCAGAAAAGACACAAGAGGCTCGCTATCAAGACTATAAACAAGCAAGAATGGTTATTTAGGAGGACGAAATGAGTAATACTTGGAAGTCACGCTACGGACAAAGGTTTGTGAGCTTCCCCAGCATTATTGAAGAATTAAACCTTGACTATGAAATAACGAAAGAGGAGGTATAAATGGCAGGGACAAAAGAAGGTGGCCTTAAGGCAAAGGCTAAAAACTACGAGCTACACGGTTCAGACTTCTACGCTCGAATCGGTGCTATGGGTGGACGCAACGGTCACACAGGAGGCTTCGCAGCTAACCCAGAGCTTGCAAAAATCGCAGGCAAGAAGGGTGGAGCTAATGGCAAGCGTAAAGGTATGACAGAGCAGACTAAGGCTCTTATCGAAACGGCTAAGAAATTAAACAGCGAGGGTAAGACGCTAACACAAATCGCTAAGGCTATCGGCAGAAGCAAGAGCCGTGTAATGGCTTATTTAAAGACGGAGGTAAGATGAAGTTCTTTAAGAAGAAAGCAAAGTATCAAGATAAGCTCGAAGAACGTTTAGATATTATCTCAGAGCTTACAAGAGACCTAGAACGCCCAGAGTTTAACAGGCTTCTAGATGCTACTAAGAGTGTCTTTGACGCTCGCCAGAAGCTCAAAGGCGTTAAGACCAACGAAGAAAAGGAACTCGAAGATATTGACGAGGCCGAAAAGATATTGGAGAGAGAGTCTAAAAAATGATTCTAGTACGAGCTGAAGTCGAGTTTATTGACATAAGGAATAATAACCAACTGCGAAAAGAGGGGGAGGTCTTTGAAGTATCTTATGCACGACTTCTTGAATTAAAAAAGAATGGAGTTAAGGTAAAGGTTATCAGAGTTGATTATCTAGGACGCAAGAAAAAGACAGGCCCTAAGGTTATGTTCTTCCAAAAATTGCTTTATGTAATCGGAGGAATTGAAACCTGGGGTCTTACTCTCGCCAAACTATATGAGGACAGGGATATAACCTTCGTCTTTTCTGAGGCAGACGACATTCAACTGATGGAGTTCGCCAAATATTGTAACGTAGTTGTAGACGATGGCAAAGCCCACTATAAGTGTGACGTTCTTATATCTTCTAACTATGATGGCGGTGCTATCATTCTAGACCGTGTAGAAGCGAAGAAAAGGTATCAGACTATCCATTCAGACTTCGAGGCTATCAAGAAGTGTTATGGCTGGCATAACTTCAAGCTTGATATAGATAAACGCTTCGACAAGATTATCGCAGCATCAGAAACGGCTGCTAGAGGTCTTAAGAACGAGTTTGGCTATGATTCAACGATCATAACTAACCCACTCGTACCGCTAGACGAAAAGCCTCTAATTCTTTTAACACTCTCTAGAGCAAGCGAAGAAAAGGGCTTTTGGCGTATGGTATCTATGGCTAAAAGGTTGGAAGGTGCAGGCAAACCGTTTATATGGCTTGTATGCTCGACTTTATGTGTCGCTCCAAAAGACCTACAAAAAGCCATCAAGTCTATTCCAGAGATGATTGAAGTAGAGCCACAGTTCTACACGAAGCAGTTGCTACATATTGCAGACTACTGCGTCCAGTTGTCTGATACTGAGGCTTATTGCTATTCCATACACGAGAGCCTTGCTACTGGCGTTCCGGTTATCGCTACCGAGTTCGACCAGGCTAAGAAGATTATTAAAGACGGCGAGAACGGTTATATCTTGAAGTTCGACTTATCTAACCTAGATGTCAACAAGATCTTTAACAGTATCCCTAAGGGCTTTAAGTATGAAGAAAAGCCTAGCCCACTATGGAAGAAGGTGCTAGATGGTACGCTATAAAGTATCAGTTATTATGGCCGCATATAACGCTGAAGATACTATCGAGATGGCCTTAAACTCTATCCCAGATAGAGAGGACGTAGAGATTATCGTAGTGGACGATGGATCAACCGATAGCACAGCTAGGAAGGTCAGAGAGTTTGGACGTGCTAAGCTAGTCCAACATAAAAAGAACTACGGCTTAGGCAAAGCCCTTAACACAGGCTTAAAAGAAGCTTCCGGCGAGTATGTAGTTATGTTAGACGCTGATGACGACTTCTATCCTGTTATCTTCGAAGAAATTATGGAAGATCTAGACGGAACAGATTTAGTTTACTTCAACCTTATTACAAACGATGGCACTATCTTCGACCTTACGCCAAACTCTAAAGACATCTATTGCGGACAGACGAAGTTTATGAGGAAGGAGTTTATCGGAGACTCTAAGTATGACGAATCAGCTCCGATAGCTGAAGACGTTTCATTCTGGAATGAGTTAAAAGAAAAGAACCCGACCGAGAAATATACAGGTCTTATCGTTAAGCACTACAACTCGCCAAGAGAAGGTAGTTTAACTTGGAGAAGGCAGCAAGGCGAGTTTGACGATTATTTAAGAGAGAAAGGCGAGCTATGAAAGTTAGCATTGTTATCCCTATCTATAACAGACTCCACTTGACTATTAAGCTCATAAACAAGCTCTACGGCCAGTTAGAAGATAATAACAGGCTTAAAGACGTGCAGGTTATCTGCATTAACGATGGCTCAACTGAGGAGCTAGAGTGTGAGAAAGCTATTGAAGAACTGTGTAAGGTTTACGGTTTCGAGTATACCAAACAGAAGAATGCAGGTGGTGCTGCTACTTGCAACAAAGGTATCGAGAAGGTCAAGAACGACTACTTTACCTTTATCGACTGTGATGACGATATAACAGACGACTACATACAAAATATCTTCTCGGAGCTAGGCGATAACGAACATCTTATTGCTTATAAGTGGTACTTCAAAGAACCTAGAGTTCTCGGAGAGTGGCACGATAAGCCAACTGTTAACTGGAATGTCTGGAGCTATCTATTTAGAACTGATTATTTCAAGCAGTTTAGATTCGATGAAAATATCAACGTTGGTTGGGACTATGACTTCGTACATAGGTCGATCGGAGCAAACCCCAGTATCTATATCAGGTACACACCAAACAAAGCGTTGGTTATCTATAACGACAAGAACCCTCAGAGTATAACTAATAAGTTCCATCGAGGGGAAATTAAAACAAGAAAGGAGAATAAATGAAATATAGAATAGGACAAAGAATAAGATTACTTTACCGCCCTGGTTCAAAATTCGGCGAAGAAGGCGAAATAGTTTGCTTCGGCATTTTTGACGACGGTTCTTGGAAATATGGGTTTCAAGAAGATATGACTGAATACGGCAACCAGATTGACTTTTATACCGAAGAAGAAATGAAAGATAGGGTTGTTGAATTGGAGGACGAAAAATGAAAGCAGACATACTTATCGGGAAAGAGTGGTCTATCAACACACAAAGGGACTACAAGAAGTTCCCGTGGAGTGCCTACAAGAACCACCGGGTAAAGTGGCTCAAAAAGAACCTTCCAAAAATCACTAAGAAACAGATGAAACTAGAGCGAGAGTTGGCAGACTGGTTCCAGCTAGAGAACTATGAGGAGAGACACAGATGAAAGAATCAGACTTACAGGTGCAAGTAGCAGACTATCTTAGACTGCGTTATCCAGACGTTCAATTCCACTCAGACTTTGGCTCTGGTATCAAGCTTACAAAAGGTCAGGCTATGAAACAGTATAGGCAGAACGGTGGCCGCAGAGGTTGGCCCGACCTATTTATAGCTGAGCCAGCAAAAGGACACCACGGACTGTTTATCGAGCTTAAAGCAAAAGGTGTCCGACTTAAGAAGAAAGACGGCACTTGGGCTTCTTCTCATCTCGAAGAACAAAACGAGGTGTTGAATAAGCTCCAGAGGAAGGGCTATGCCGCCTATTTCGCAGTAGGGTTCGAGGAAGCAAAACAGATTATTGATGACTATTTGGGAGGGATATGAAAAATCTTATGGAAAAACTGGATAAAGAGGAAGAAGACTTAGCAGCAGCACGAGATTACCTCTTAAATGCAAGACCTATGTTGAGTATAGAGCAAGATTTAGAGCTAGTTAAGCAGGGCGTTAAGACAAGAAAGCCTGTGGTATATGGCCATAAGGTTATGATAAAGAGGTAAAGAATGATGAGAATATATGTTAGCAGCCCACCACTAGCAACCGACACAGCTTACGGCTTCGAGCTTAGATACTTAGATATGGCAAGAAAACTCTTAGAGGCTGGTATATCTCTAGAAGACTTGAAAGAGTGTAGGAACAACCTAGCTTGGGCTTTTGAAATAGTAAGGAAAGACTTTGACGCGCAAATAAAGAAAGCAACAACTAATATCTACGGAGGTATAAATGACAACTAAACTTATCACGGTCAATATCAACGACCTTAAGGAAACAGAACACAACCCACGACAAATCACGAAGAAGGAGTTTGAGAAGCTTAAAAAATCGCTTCAAGAAGACCCAGAGTTCTTAGAGGCTCGTGAGATTGTCGTAGACGAGAACTTGACTATCTTAGGCGGTCACCAACGTATCAAGGCTTTGAAAGATATGGGGAAGAAAGAGGTCGAGGTCAAGCAGGTTATCGGCTGGTCTAAAGAGAAGAAGCGCCGCTTCGTTATCAAGGATAATATTCAGAATGGCGAATGGGATATGGACGAGTTGGCTAACCATTGGGACGACCTACCACTCGAAGAATGGATTGACGAGGTAAAGCCTTACAAAGAAATTATAGAGGACGAGCCAGCTCCAGTTGACGATGAGAATACCTATTCTGTTGTCGGCGACATCTACCAGCTCGGCGAACATCGTATCTTCTGCGGTAGTTTCGAGGATGACGACGGAATACGTGCGCTATTCGGCGATAAGAAGGCGACTTGTACCTTTACTGATCCACCATACAATGTGGCCGTAAAGAACCGCTCAACTGGCAAGACAATTCAGAACGACAATATGGCTCACGCTGACTTCCAAGACTTCTTGAATCGTGCATTCGAAGTAGTGGCCGCAAATATGGCAGACGGGGGGGGGTGCATTAGCTGGATGAGCGACGTCGAAATCTTAACCTTGAAGAACGCTATGGATAACGCAGGACTTCATTTCAAAACTGTTCTCTGTTGGGTGAAAGACCACTTTACTTTAGGTGGTAATGACTTCCAGTCGGCAAAGGAGCTTGCGATCTATGGTATCGGTGAAGGTAAGTTTCAACGAGAAGAAGGTTCGGACGAAACATCGAACTCACAGTATGGCTGTTATGCTCGTGGCAAGGCTGGAGAGTTCACGGACAGCCGTAAGCTATCGAATGTATGGTTCTTCGACAAGCCAAAGGCAAGCAAAGACCATCCAACGATGAAGCCTATCGGTCTATGCGCTAAGGGTGTCCTAGCTATGTCAAACCCTAAGGACATCGTATTCGATCCGTTTAGTGGCTCAGGTTCTACTATGATTGCTTGTCAACAAACTGGCCGTAGATGCTATGGATGTGAGATTGATCCGAAATATGTAGATGTAATAAGAAAGCGCTACTGGAAATTTACTACTGGAAGCGAGGATGGCTGGCAGGAAGGAACAAAGGCAGTAGCTTAAATAGCGAAGGAGGATTATGGCAAACGAACAAAATCTTAGGCCTCTGAATACCCGAACAAAGACCGAACAAAGAGCAATCGCTCGACAAGGCGGCATTGCTTCGGGGGAGGCTCGTAGGCAGAAAAAGACGCTCCGAGAACTCGGCGATATGATCGGTAGCTTGCAGGTCAATTCAGAAAAGAACCGTGAGATTATGCGCCAGGCAGGTATCGCAGATGAGGATATGGTGCGAGATACAGAAGCTCTGTTTCGTATAAGCCTCAAGGCACAGCAAGGTGATGTCAAAGCTGCGGAGTTCTTAGCTAAGCTCAGGGGGGAGCTTAACTCAGATAACCCGTTTGCTGGCGTGAATGTAGAATCAGTAACTATTAACTTTGGAAAGGCTAAAAATGAAAGTAAGTAACCTATCAGATATAGATATGTCAGACGAGCAAGTTAAGGCTCTTATCGAAGCTCGTAAGCACGGGGAACTTGTCCGAGAGTTTATTCAAGCAGAAGTTAGAAGACAAGTTGCAGAGCAGATATTCAACATAAAAGACCAAATAGACCGTTATGATATTCGTATATTTCATCTTATGGTTCAGGTAGACTCTATGGAAGAATCTATCAAGGATACCAACAAAAAGGTTACTATGATTCGCAACCAGATTCGTAAAGAGAAAGGTAGAAAACCATTATGACCTGTATCTCTGGCAAGAAGGAATACCCTACCTTCTGGGCGGCAAACAGAGAGAACCAAAAGAAGGTGCGAGAACATTGTGTCGAGATGGACGTGTATAAATGCAAATGGTGCAACAGGTGGCACTTAACCGGCCATAATCGAAAACAAGAAAAGATACTAAGGAGGTTAAACAAATGGAAGTAGAGGTAAACTTCCCTGAGGCTTATGAGGAAGCGGTTAAACATATCATAAACCGTGATAGGCGCTATATTGTCGAAGAATCTGGCCGTGCTGGTGGCAAGACTAAGAACATCGCTCAGGCGCTAGTGCTGGTGGCTATGCGAGATAATCTGCGAATAGTGCTAGCTCGTGAATACGAAAAAACAACAACATATTCGGTCAAACAAGCGCTCGTGTCTGTTATTAACGACAAGAACCTCCCTGGTTGGACAATTCAGGATAAAAGGCTAAAGTACGCCAATGGTTCAGAGATACTTCTTATGGGTCTTAGGACGAGTGAGAATAAGGGTGCTATTGACGCTGAACGTGTTAAAGGTTTAGAGGAAGTTGATATAGTATGGGTCGAGGAAGCCCAATCAATATCGGCTGAAATGTTGAACGCACTTATCCCGACTATCCGTAAAAAGAAATCTATGATTATATTTTCAGCCAACCGTTTATCGGTTCACGATCCATATAGAAAACGTATCGTAGAACCACTTATCGGCGAAGACAATTTGCCTGACACTAAACCGTTTGACGATGGGCGCACTTTTATCCAACACATTAACTCCACCGATATTGAAGATTATTTAACTACTGAAACGATTGAAGAACGTGAGCAGTTTAAGGTATTAGATCCTGAAATGTACCGACACGTCTGGCTTGGCGAACCTCTAACAGAGAGAGCAGGTGGTATCTTTACCAAGCAACTCTCTGAAGCTCGAAACCAAGAGCGTATCGGAGATTATCCGTACCGTTCAGACAAAGAAGTTTATGCAGCGTTCGACCTCGGGGTGTCTGATTCAACGGCCATCTGGCTCTATCAGGTTATCGAAGGTTCAGTACACTTTATCAAGTATATAGAGGACTTTGGACGTACAATTTCAAGCTACTTCCTAGACCTTAAAGACCTTAACTACCGTTATGGCGAAATCTATCTTCCGCACGATGCAGAAGCACGATCTAACCGTGCAAGCTCTATCGACCAGATAGAAGCGACTACACTTCGAGAAGACCTTGAGAAACTCCACCCTGAGTTCAGATTTAAGGTACTTCCGGCTAACAAAGGTTATAGAGGTATCGACCTTGCGCGTGGTATGTTCTCAACCTTCTACTTCGACAAGAAGGGCTGCGAGCTAGGTTTACAGCGTTTAGCCGGTTATCACTACGACTATTCAACCAAGAATGGTATCTGGAGCCAAACTCCAAGCCACGACGAGAACTCACACGGTTCTGATGCGTTTCAGTATGCTTGTATGTCTATAGAAGACATTAAAAGTAGGGCAAATACACTTGAAGGTGGCTTTAAGTTTAGAACTTTTATACCTAAAGAGTTTAGCGATTACCAAGATTAAAAGAAATGTGTTATAATGATAGTAATTGGCGATGCGTTTGGCAATAACTTGGCAGACGCAAATATTACATCTAAGAAATCGCAGGCTGAAGCAAACAAACTTCAGAAGTATCTTAAGTGGTTCAATAATTCTTGGGACTACGCTAAAGAAAACTACCACCAAAGGTGGGAAAGAAACTGGAAATTATACAACAACCGCAAAACTAAGGTGACACACCCTGGCAAGGTTGAGGCTTTTGTGCCTATGACTAACTCTATGGTTAACACCAAAGTTGCGGCTCTTTTTAACAGACCACCAGAAGTTAACTACATTCCAAACAACAAGGATCAAGACGCTGATACAGCAGTCTTAAATGAGGTCTACCAGGACTTCGCACGTAAAGACAACTGGGTTGGAAAAAATAAGGATATGGGCCGTCAAGGGCTTATCACAGGCAACTTCTGTGCTTACTACGCTTGGATACAAGATAAGAATGGCGGATACGTCCACAAAGAGATTATACCTATTCGTGATATGATTATCGACCCTAACGCTCGTGACCCTGAGAGCTGGCATTATGTTGGTCGTAGAATCTTCGTAAACCTTAAAGACCTTAAAGAAGAAAAGGTCTATGACTTCGAGAAAGAACGCTATGTGTCACGCTACAAGAACCTCGACAAAATCGGTTCACAGACAGATGACAACGAAACCGATAAGGCTAAGAAAGAAGAAGTTATCGGTTCTATCGCTAAGAAAGATAAGAACTCAGTAGAGCTTATCGAAATCTGGACTCGCAAGAAGGTAGTGGTCATCGCTAACCGTTCAACTATTATCGAAGAAAAAGAGAACCCACACTATGCTATGGAGAAGTCCAAGTTTGAAATCAGACGCAAAGAGTGGGAACTTGAAAGACTTAACACTCTCGAACTCGAAGGCTACGACATCGGCGAGTTCCCAGAGGAGTTTGACCCATTAAACGCCGGACTATTCCCATTCGCACACGATTGCGAATATAAAGATATTTCACTCCCTTACGGTACAGGTGATGTCGACATTATTGCAGACCAGCAGGAACTCCTAAACACGATGACAGAAATTCAGGTAGAAGCCGAACTTATGGCTGTCTACCCTGAAAAGACTGTAGATCCTAAGTACGCTACTTACATCGACCAGCTCGGACAAGCTCCGGGCAAGGTCTATCCATTACCTGCTGGTGCTATGGTTTGGAACAACCCACCTGCAATTCCTACTTCACTCTTTAACGAGCGTATGAATATCAAGGACGAAATCAGAGAGGTTTCTTCCGTTTCACAAATCTCTAAAGGTGTTACAGCTACCGACTCTACAACTGCTACCGAGATTAAAGCTATGCTCGGTCAGAGCGACCTTAGAATCGAAGATATAGCACAGAACCTTGCAAACGGTTTCTTCTTCCAAGAAGCTACTATCGTCTTTAAGCTCTTGCAACTTTACGGTGGCAAAGACCTCTATATTCGCAATATCACAGACGCAGGTGTTAAGTTCGAGCAAGTCGATATGGACCGCTTCCTCGGCGAATATACACCTATGGTAACGCTTGACGTTATGAAGAAGCTTGAAGATGCAGAGAAACGTGAGATGTATATGCAGGCATACCAAATGCTTATTGCAGACCCATCTAACGACCTTAACAAGATTAAAGAGTATATCTTGCCTAAGGTTCTCCCTGACATTAACCACGAAGAACTACAAGAGATTATTGCTCCAACCCAACAGATGCTCCCAGCACAGACCGAAGAAGTTAAGACAGAAATGACTATGCCAGAACAACCTATGGTAGAAGAACAACCTAGCTTAGAGGAGGCTTATGGAGCTTAACAAACTTACATACGAGGATAAGAAAAGACTACACAGTTTCTTCTTTGAGTCCGAAGATGGCAAGTTATTTAGACAGCTTCTAGATGATATGCGTTCAGAGGCCCTTGAAACGGCCGAGAGCGTATATCTCAAGCTCCAATGCCCTAACGAGCAAATCGCAGCTAATGTAGGCCGTGCAAGCGGTATCAAGAGTGTTATTGACTTCATTAACAGCACCGATACGGAGGTTAAAGAACATAAGAAGGGAGGCCAGGAGTAGTCCGAAAGTAATTCTCTGATAGCAACCGTCAAGCCAGCTTATCTGAACCGAAACAATGAGATTAGTCATCGGTAAAAGTATAACAACTTTAAATTGTGGGAAGGCCCACACGCATCGCCAAATGTGAGATAAGCTGGGCTGACGGAATCGAGAGGTTCCGTACGCAGATATTAACAATAAGGAGAGTTCTATGGACGAACAAACTGGAACTGAGGAAGTCCTATTCGATCCCTCTGACTTCGCCGATCAAGAAGCAGAGCAAAGTGAAAATACAGACAGCCCAGCAGTAGAGGTAACCAACGAAGAACAAACAGCTAGCCAAGAGCAAGCTAGTGAATCGACAGAGGTTTCTACTGAAGAAAAACAAGAAGAAACACAAACTGGCGATGCAATAGATGAGTTCCTGGCGAAAAAAGGTATAGATCCAAGCAAGCCTGAAGATGTCAGAAAACTTGCTGATATGTATGCAAACGCTGAAAAAGGCTTCTATCAGAAGTCACAAGAGAAGGCCAAACTCGAACGTGAGTTAGCAAACGCTCAGCCGAAACAGAATACCCCAGATATGCAGGCACTTTCAGAGGTGCGAGCATTAAAGACAGAACGTGAGGTAGAGAAATGGAAGCAAGAGAAGAAGCTAACACCGGAAACCGAACAGAAGATGATGGAATGGTTTAGCCAACCGATTATGCAAGGCGGCCAACCAGCTCTCGATATGAACGGCAACCCTATCGTAAGAGGCTACCTATACACGAATGGTCTTATCACACTTGATGACGTATATAACTTTGTCGGTGGCAACATCAATACAGAGTTAGACGAGAAGAAGCAGAACCTTACAGAAGAACTCCGACAGGAGGTCAAGAAAGAAATGTCTGCACGTCAAGCTGCTAAATCAACCAAACAAGGTTCTACCGATTCTACGCAGTTCGACAAACCAGCTGATAACGACTCTTTCCTAGAAGGACTCGGTTTCTAGCTGTTTAACTACTAGACAACTTTAACAATAATAAGGAAAGGACTTTTATGTCAGTCAACCTTGCTTCTAAATATGCTGATAAGTTA